GAATTCGAGCAGAGATTCCACGAGTGATAGACATCCTCCGGTATATCGTAATACCAACCGGGATCTAATTTCGAAGGTGCTAAAAATTCAGCAGTCGCTTTCATGCAGCACCTCCGAGAGTTTCAATCATGCGGCTGTAAAGTTTTAAAAGATCATTCTGCTTCCGGTTTTCCCGCGCCGCTGCATCTCGCAGCGACTGCGGGAACTTTCTGCACCGCGCAACGGCTAAGGTGCCCTCGGCCCTCGACAGGGCCCGGTCTCGTGCTATTTGAAGTTTGATATTCATGCTGCCACCCGCGCATTTTCGAGCAGGCCAGACTCAAGCGCTTCTTCAATTGCCTCGCACACGCAGAGGATCGGGTCCTCGTAAGCGTAGCCGTTGGGCTCGTTCTTCCCGGAATAGCAGGCGTACGGAAAAATGCACTCGTCGATTTTATCGATCGTCGTCGTAGTGAAAAAATCAAAACCCTTGGATTTTAGGAAAGCGACAAACGCCGCGACGGTGCCCAGCATTTTAGGCCCGCCCTCGGTGGATTCGACCTCGATCAGGGTTTGAGCATCGGGGACGCTCAGCCGGAACGGCGAATCCTTTGGCTGAAACTCCTCCGTATTTGGCTCGTTTGTTAGATCTTCGCGATATTTCCGGGCCCCAGAAGGAGCGTTCAGGATTACGTCGTAATGGTTTAAGGTCGGCATTGTGGCCTCATGCGTTCTGCGGTTAATATTCCGCTCGTCGCATTCGACCCACGTATTCACACTTTGCCCGATAATGTTCCAGAGCGGATCTATCGGTGCGCGGTGCGCGTAGGAGGGTGATGCAACGAGCATCTACACCTGAGATTCTCATAACTTGCAGATGGATGCAAGAAATAATTTGCTTAAAGTATAAATAAGCTCCCAGCATACAGCCTGTTGAGGATCATTGACACAAGATACCGTTAGCACACAACAATTTAGTGCGCGCGGCATCCATGAGCGAAACTTTAAAGATTTCAATCTCAGAAAAAAAATGGGCTGAAATAAGTCCCTACTTTAAACCTGAGGAATTGCTCTCCCCGGACGCAAACGGACTCGTGACTCTCCTCGATTACTCGTTGGTACGGTTTGCAAACGATTTCCGCGATTTAATAGGCCCCTACTGCGTGAATTTCGGCGGCCACGTGCTGAGGGGCTATCGGAGCCCGCGAGAGCACGAGGAGTTACGCACACGGAACACAAACGCCGGGCTTTGCTCTATGCACTGCGCAGGCAAGGCAATCGATGTGTCGAGCGCACATCGGACGCCCGCAGAAATCGCGGAACTTGCCAAGAACTTCGGTTGGGCCGCTATCGGTATCGCCGAGAACTTCGTGCATTTGGACAGGCGAGATCTCTTCGGGGGAAAGCAAGTCATTTGGCGCTATTGAAGCACAAGCAATACGTAACCCTAGAGCATTATCGGCGCAGGTTATCTCCCGAGAAAAAGCTCGGCCTCGCAATTATCGCCCGAGCCGGAAACGATCTGCGGGGGTTCTACGATGCCCGCGCTCATGTTAGCGCCGAAAAGAAACAAATACAGGAAGATGCAGCACAGTATGTACTCTCCGACGATGGCCCCGAAGTAATGTTCTCGTTCGCGTACTGGGTGCAGGTGTTAGACCTGTCTGATCTCTTCGTGTCCCGTTTGAAAGCTCTAGCCCAAGAACCGCCTCAGGACTTCGCAACACATCAGCAGCGTAAGAAGAGGGTTCTCAGGCGCCTACATTACGCAAATTTCGAAGTCTTCGACCTCTGAATTTGTACGCCGCCCCAGATTGCCGTTATCGTTGCGCAAAGCTAACGCCTTATGAGTAAACGAGGACGCCCTACCGAATATAATCCCGAGATCGCGCAGCGCATCTGCGATCTTATTTGCACGTCTACGAAGTCAATTCGTCGGCTTTGCGATGAAAACGAGGACCTACCTCACGCCACAACTGTATGGCGTTGGGTTGGACAATTCCCGGATTTCTGCGACCAATACGTTCAAGCGAAGAAGGCCCAGCAAGAAATTATTGCCGATGAATGCATTGATATTGCTGATGCCTCCTCGACAAAAGAACACGCAATAATCAACAGAGTTCGCATTGAGGCGAGGCAGTGGAATATCGAACGCCTTGCACCAAAACGGGATCTTGATCGCACTCCGGGGCTCACACACCTTTCGGACGCAGAGCTCGCCAAGCTAGCGGCACCCGTACTGCAACAGCTCATAGTAAACCAACATATCAACGTCACGCAGTTACTGCCGGACAAGGAAAAAGAGGCCGCGTAAATGACGATCACACTGCCGTCTGGAGCAACGTTCAAAATCCGTGCTTACGAGCCGAGCGATGAGGGCTTTGTGCTCAAGTCCTGGCTAAAATCTTACCGCACTGCGCCCGCAAACTTTCGACTGCGCGACCGCGAATACTACGAGGAGCGAATGCCGTTAGTGAAGCACCTAGTGGATCGCGGTCGCGTGCTGTTAGCGGTTGATGTGGAGGATCCGGATCTTGCATTCGGGTGGGTCTGTTACGAAAAGAACGTGCTGCATTATGTATACGTAAAAGAAGCGTTCCGGCGGCTCGGCATAGCAACGGAGCTCTTTGAGCACTCCATTAATATCGACGGCGCTGAGCCCGTCTATCTCACCCACATGCACCGCAAAACGCCGTTTGCAACTTGGATCGATCGCTACTTTGCAAAGCTCGGCGACAGATTGATTTATAAACCACAGCTTACGAATCCCATGAGGTTAGCAGCATGACAAAGGCAGCAGCAGCAAATAGCAATATCGTTACGTGCATTAAGTTCTCGGATCCAATTGATATCGGTGGGCAACCGATCACGCGCTATGCTCGCGGCGAAGAGAAGCTCAAGCATGTAACTATTTCCGTCCTCGGCTCTTTCGGTGTGCTCGTCGAAGCAAAGGGCCTCAACAAAAGAACGGTGCCGATGTCCAATGTCGTCTACCTCGACACCGAGTAAAGACTCGCTAGCAGCGTACGCGGAACTCGCGAGACGACAGCGCAGAAGAGATAAACTGAGCGAAAGCTCTTTTCCGGCTCAACGTGCGTTTCTAGATGATCCGTCACCACTCAAGGCGACTCAATGCTCGCGGCGTGCTGGGAAGACTTACGGCGATTCTCTCCTCATCGTTACCGCACTGCTAAAGTATCCGCGGTGTAACGTCCTGTATACGGGACTGACGAAGGAAAACGCGCGGCGTATGCTCATGAAGGACTGCCTAGAGCCGGTCCTGAATAGCCTGGGAATCAAATACAAATATAACAAAGTACAGCTCACCGTTGAGCTCGAAGAAAACGGGTCAGTACTATACATGCTCGGCGTTGATGCCGATGACGAAGAGCGTAACAAAGCGCTCGGGTTAAAATACGCGCTGGTGGTAATCGACGAGGCGCAATCGCTGACAATCGATCAGCGCGATCTTGTCTACCGAGTGTTAAAGCCAGCTGTCGCTGATTTACGTGGTCAGATTGTTTTATCCGGCACACCCGATAACAACACCTTCACGCTATTCTTCGAGATTACAACGGGACTTGAGCCCGGTTGGTCCGTGCATAAGTGGAGTGCGTTCGACAACCCACACATGCGCATTCAGTGGCAAGCCGAGATCGAGGAACATCGTCAGCGCGATCCCGATGTCGATAAGCGCCCATGGTTTCGGCAGATGTACCTGAACGAGTGGGTCATTGATGAGTCTAAGCTCGTCTATCGCTACAACCCACAAATAAACCGCATCGAATCTCTGCCAACCTCCGGGAATTGGTTCTATACGCTCGGCATCGACCTTGGTTGGGACGATCACACCGCGTTTACTAGGCTGGGGTATCGCGATTATGATCGCGCGACATACGTTTGCCGATCGTGGAAGCGTCAGCGAATGCTACTGTCGGACGTCGAGGACGAGATTCGAGCCGAGCGGGCGCTGCACCCAACTCTAAACGCAATAGTCATTGACAACTCGGACAAGCAAAGCGTCGAAGAGATTCAATCCCGGCTAGGTATTCGCCTGATTCCAGCAGATAAGGCTGGGAAATACGATTTCATCCAGATTCTGAATACAGAGTATCAGCTCGGAAACATCAAGATCGTTGGTCCCGAGTGTGAACCGTTGATCGCGGAACTCACCACGCTCGTTTGGGATGAGAAGAAGCTCGTCAAGAAAAAGCATGTCGAGCTCTCGTCAGCCGCGAACCATTGCACCGACTCGCATTTGTACGGTTGGCGTTACACCTATAGTTATGTGGATCGTGGTCTGCCGCCAAGGGCGTTAACCCTTGAGCAAGAAATCGAAGAAATGGAAGACGCCGAAGCAGAGCGTCTGCGACAAGAGAACGACAGGGCCTGGTGGGAGAAAAGTCTATAATTGCCGAAACACCCGCGCTTGAGTGGATAGACGAACTTGTCTTTCGTTTGAGAAAACACGGGACCCGTGCAATCGATTTCTCGTGTGGAGAGTTTACGCTGAAGGCGTCGTTCGCCGAGCATCAAGCAGCCAACAAACAACCAAGTAACCGAGGCAAAGATACAGATTCAGATGAAGACGACATCTCGTATTACTCCTCGTGACTGAAGTACCTAAAATCTACATGAACCGGGCCGATGCTCCGAGCACGCCGATTCAACGCTATTGGTGGACGCTAGACAAGGCCGACATCGCAAAGAATCTGTTCTCGCTAGTGCGAGAGATACGAGATCAGCAAGCAACGCGCATCGAGGCGAATCTGCACCATGCAAAGCTGTATTCAATGAAAGAATACGAAGCTCATTCTCTAGCACTCTATGGCCACTCTATGCCGCAGATTGCACCGAAAGGCCGAATCTCCCTCAACGTAATCAAAGCGTGCGTTGATACAGCAGCCGCGAAAATATCGAAGAACAAAGCGAAACCCCTGTTTCTGACAGAACTAGGCAAGTGGGCCGAGCAGAACAGAGCAAAGAAGCTCACACAATATCACGAGGCCCTTTTCGAAGATCTGGACGTTTACACAAAGGGCCAGACCGCGTTCCAGCATGGCGCCGTATACGGAATCGGAGGACTAAAGGGATATCGCAATAAGACTGACATTCTAACGGAGCCGGTGCTAGCGTCGGAGCTGTTCGTTGATGATCTCGATGGTCTCTACTGTGCGCCGCGTAGCATGTACCACGCAAAGTTCATCCATCGCGAGGTGCTCTTGGAGCAGTTCGGCGAGGATGGAGATATCGCGGCGAAGATTAAGGATTGCCCAGCAGGCAAAGATCTCCCAACGAAGATCGTACACCCGAGCGCAAGCGACATGCTTTGGGTTGTCGAGGGTTGGCATCTGCCGAGCTCTTCCGGCGCAGAAGATGGGCGTCACGCAATTGTAATTGAAAACACAAGTTTAACCGACGAACCCTGGGAAAAAGATTATTTTCCTTTTGCGTTCTTCCGATGGTCTCCCCGCCTCATGGGTTTCTGGGGCGGCGGTATCCCGGAAGAGATTCAAGGATTACAAATAGAGATCAACTATCTGCTCCGAGATCTGCAAGAAGCTCATCACCTGTTTTCTGTGCCGCATATCTTGCGAAACGAGAACACGAAAATCAAAACGATGACGAACGAAATCGGATCCGAGATTGCATTTACCGGCCCTGACAAACCTGAATTCATCACCCCGAGCGCGTATCCTCAAGAGATATACCAACACCTATGGAGGCTCTACGATAAGGCATTTGAAGCGACGGGCATCTCGCAACTGTCTGCCGCATCCCGCAAGCCCGCCGGATTAGATTCAGGGAAGGCTCTCAGAGAATACAACGATATTGAGACCGAGCGCTTTGTTTTGGTCGGGCAACGCTATGAAAAGATGTTCATGGACCTAGCGAGGATCTTCACGGATCTGTCTCGCGAACTTTACAGCGAGAAGGGAAACAAAAGGCGCCCGATTAAAGTTAAGGGCAAGGGGTTCATCAAGTCTATTAAGTGGGAAGATGTCGATCTCGAAGAAGACAAATTCACGATGGACGTTTACCCCACGGCGTTTCTATCAAACACCCCAAGCGGACGCTTGCAGGACGTAAAGGAATTGATGGACGCGGGCATAGTTCCCGAAGATCAAGCTCCCGGGCTGTTAGACTATCCTGATCTAAAGCAGGTGACATCGTTACAAACCGCCGCCCTAGAGGACATTCGGCGGATGGTCGATGAGATGCTCGAAGAAGGCATCTCTCACACGCCGGATCCTCTCACAAATCTTGAACTCGCTATCTCGATCACTCAAAGCAGTATCCTCCGTGCCCGCATGGATGGGGCGCCTCAAGAGCATATCTCAATTGCCATGACGTTTTTAGCGCAATGTCTGGAACTGAAAGCACGAGCACAGCCTCCAGCGCCACCCCCAGCACCGCCCGCAGCGCCTCCAGCGATGCCCGCGCCTCAAGGAGCGCCATTACCGATCCAATAACAAAAGGAGCTTATGGAACCACAAGAAAACGCCGCAGCCCCAACACCAACCACCGAGACAGCAAGCACAGCGCCACAAGCGCCGGAAGCCGAAAAGCAGACGGAACAGCCGCCGCTACATAAGGCATTTGCTAAGATCGCAAAGCGCGAAGCTGTCGCGCTAGAAAAGGAACGAAAAGCAAAGGAAGTCGGCGCGCAAATAGCCGAACTTCGAAAGCAAATCGAGCAAAAGGAAAGCGAGGAAGCTGAGTTCAAAGCAAATCCCCTCAAGCTGATAGAGAAGCACGGGTTTACATTAGACACGCTTATTGAGGCCGCACTTGCAGCGAAGAACGGTGCGCCCCCGGAGCACGTTCAGAAACTTGAAAAGCGACTCGAAGAAGTAACCAAAACGCTTGAGCAGCAAAAGCTTGAGGCCGAAGAGGCGAGAATCAAGGAGCAAGTCGCGTACGTTGAGCAACAGATCGAAGCTTACAAGCAAACACTTTCGGATCTTGTGACCGAAAACCCCGACAAGTACGAGCTGATACTTGTACACCAAGCGCAAGATGCCGTATGGAACGTCGTAGAGAAGTATTTCGAAGACACTCAACAGGTTCCTGACCCGGTCGAAGTTGCTGACATGGTCGAGGAATACCTGGAGAAAGAAGCCGAAAAACTACTCGAAGCAAAGAAGCTTAAGGCGCGGATGGCACCGCCTCCGACCGAAGAGCCTAAAAGTGATCGTTTCAAAATCGACGTGCAAGCCATCGCCAAGCCGTCAAAGACTTTATCACACGACTCCGCGCGTAATGGATCTCCGGTAGTTCCGGGGAAAGCCAAAACGCTAGAGGAGAGGAGAAAACAAGCTGAGGAAATGCTGCGATTCGTTTAAGTCATCGCGCGGCAACAAAGTCATCGAAGCCATAAATGCAGAAGTTCCTAGCGCATAGCGTTAAGGGAATTTTATGTCATTGGATATGACCTCATTCGATGCGGCGCTCAACGTTCTTTACGATGAGACCCGAGTCGAGAATATGGTGTACGAAGACCGCCCGCTGTTGGCGTTGTTGCCAAAAAAGACGGACTTCTTCGGTAAAAAGGAAGAGCTAAGAATCTATTACGGAACTTCTCAGGGCCGTTCGCGCAGTTTTTCGCGCGCACAAACTCGGGGAGCCGCTACATCGGCAAAAGTCGAATCGTTCGAGCTAGTCCGGAAAAAGGACTACGGCATCGCGTATATCGACAACGAAACGCTCGAAGCTACGGCAAATCAGAAGGGCGCAGCGATGAAGGCCACAGAGGCCGAAATCGACGGCGTTATTCAGAATATGTCGAACAACGCCGCAACCGCGCTTTACCGCGAAGGTTACGGGGTTCGTGCTTCTATCGGTTCGGTATCGAGTGCGACGATCACGCTCGCGGATGTTCGGGATGTTGTGCACTTCGAGGTTGGGATGGAGCTCGGCGTTGCAGCCGCTGCGACATCAGGCGCCGCGCGTGCATACGGATCGAGCACTAACGGACTGATTATTACCGGCGTGAATCGCGGAACCGGAGTTCTTACTTTCGGTTACAACGTCACGGACGCGACAAACGGTATTCCATCGACGGGAGCGGGAGACTGGCTCTTCGTTCGAGGTGACCGAGACGAAGGATCTTCTCCTGCGGCGGATGTGTTGATGGGGCTTGCTGGGTGGATTCCAGACAGCGATCCGACATCGACATCGTTCTTCGGGGTAGACCGAAGCGTTGACGTTACCCGATTAGGGGGACTTCGAAAGGGTGTACTAAACTATCCGATCGAAGAAGCTCTCATCGATGGCGCGGCGCTCGTACACCGCGAAGGAAAGAAGATCACACATTACTTCATGAACCCCGAACGGTTCGCGGATTTAACCAAGGCGCTTGGTGCTAAGGTTCAATACGTCGATGTAATGGCGAACGCTGATGTCGGTTTCCGAGGCGTGAAGATTATCGGGCCATCGGGAGACATTACGGTTGTTTCCGATCCATTCTGCCCGTTCCAACGTACGTACGGACTGAACATCCAGATGTGGGTGCTCTGGTCTCTTGGTCAGTTTATTCGACCGCTCTTGAAGAACGGCGCGACGAACTACAAGTACATCGATCAGTACAACGCGGATGGAGTTGAGTGTCGTTTTGGTTACTACTCGCAAACTGGTTGCCGCGCTCCAGGCTCAAACATTGTCCTGAAGCACGATGCATAATTGAGCGAGGGGGCAGCAATGCCCCCTTACTCTCTGACTCATGAAGAGGATGAGGAGATAAGATGGCTAATAGAACACTTTGGAATGTGCAGAGCGCAACACGAGCTTTGGTCGTATTGCCGATGCAAATTACTATTTTAGGGAACACGACGCCCGCAAACGGGACTTTCTCCGTTGCTGAGGGTGGAGAGTCTGCGGCGTCAGTCGCGAGAACGGGAACGGGAGCATATACCGTCACTCTTCGAGATTCATTCCCGAAGGACATGTCAGTCAATATCAGCATTTATCCGCATAGCGGCGCGGCTCGTACTGTGCGCTTGGATGCGATCGATGAATCGGCAAAGACGATCAAGTTTGTCGTATTAAATGCGTCCCTTGCTGCGGTCGATACTGCAAACGGGGAAACGGATCGAGTTCATATAATCGCGACGTACAAGAACTCAACAGCGCTGAGGTAGGCTATGTTATCGCCAAAGCAAGGCAAGGACATGCTGACGGTCGTCGTCGGTAAGCTGGCAAAGAAGCACGGAAAGGAGTCCGGATCGAGCTTCGGCGACGAGGAAGCGGGCGAGGGCTTTGATGACGGATATACGAGCGCAGCGGAAAGCATCATCTCTGCGGTAAAGGGCGGTGATGCTTCTAGCCTAGCCTCAGCTCTCAAGGACTTCTTCGATATGTGTAAGCACGAGAAGTCGGAAGAAGAAGAGGAAGAGTACTAAGTGAATGCCCACTGTAACGCGAGAGGAATTACGTACTAGAAGTCGGCAAAAGGCCGACATGGTAAACTCGCAATTCTGCTCCGACGAGGAATTCAACGAATGGATTCAGGAAGGAGCGCAAGAGCTTCTCGACATTCTCGTCGAAGCAAACGAAGACTACAACACGACATCGTCTCTGTTTACGATTGCCCCTGGAGCTAATTCAACGAACTGCCCCGTCGATCTCTACAAATTGCGGTTGATCGAGAAATCGATTTCCGGCAAATGGGTGACCGTTGAGCGTTGGGAATTCGAAGAGCGCGGACTCTTTACGGATAGAGTTGAGGAGCGTTTTACCGCGCAAGAGGTCCGATATCACTTAATCTCCGATAGTATTCATTTCCTACCCGAAGAAAATGCGCCGGGAGACTATCGCCTTTGGTATTTGCCGGAGCTCGCTGTACTTGACGACGACGCGGACACGTTTAACGGTCGCAACGGCTGGGATGCGTACATAGTGTTTTATGCGGCGATAGAGGCGCTCAGAAAAGAAGAGTCTGACATCGGCGACATCGAAAAGAAGTTTCAAAAACTCGAAGCGCGTATTCGCCGACTCGCTACCCGCGATCATGGCAGACCTCGCAGAATCGCTAGAACTCGAAACTATTACTATGAGGATGTTCCATGAAGCTTGGTAGAGTCATCCTTGCTCTGTTGCTCTTTGTCGAAAGTGCGTACGCGACGCCAACGTCCTACATGGGATTAAATCTTCCGGAGCCCGGCGTTACGGTTGGGCCTGACTGGGCAGAGCAACTAAACTCAGTGATAGAGACGATTGACGCTCACGATCATAGTTCGGGGAAAGGTGCGCGTATTACTCCCGCCGGGATGAACATTACGGCGGATCTTGAATTCAATAACAACAACGCGACGGAGCTGTATTCGTCTCGTTACAATCAGCTTGCGGCGACGCTCTCCGGTTCGGTTCTCAATTCGATTTATTCTGTCGGCGGGAATCTCTACTGGAACAACGGCTCAGGCGTTGCCGTGCAAGTGACTTCGGGAACTGCGGTTAATAATAGCGTTTCTGGCGCGTTCGCTTCTTCTACGCCTGCTTTGTTTCCCTATTCGATTGTCTCAGGGGATGCGCAGAAGGTTTTGCTCGTTGACACAACTTTAGCGCGTACGATGAATCTTCCCGCAGCAACGACAGCGATCTTCTTTGCTATAAAAGACGCTTCTGGGCTCTCTGGCACAAACCCGATTACAGTTGTTAGATCCGGTTCCGATACAATTGACGGCGTCAGTGGAAACAGAACTTTAAAGTCGAATTACGGCTGGTGGTTCTTTATTTCAAACGGGGTCAACGGATGGAATATCGCAGAGGGAATGCCGGGATCCGTTCCGTCGAACGGTCAAATACCTGTAGGGAACGGCGCAGGCTATACACTCGCGACACTGACCGGAACTTCTAATCAAGTTAGTGTTACGAACGGAGCCGGAAGCATTACGCTATCGACTCCCCAGAATATCGCCACGACATCGAGCCCAACTTTTACCGGGCTTCAACTCAATTCCGATCTGTATTTCTTCGGTAGTGGCATTATTCGCCAAACGACAAGCGACGGATCTGATACTGCCTACACGTACATGGATGGAGGTGGAGGGCCGGGTACCGCGCGCGGTGCCGCATTTGTGGCGTATGGCAACGAAGCTGTGGGGAACGGAGGGGATGCGGTCGTCTCTTCCGGCGCTGCAAGCTCTGCAAATAAAGTCGAGATTCTAAACGCTACAAAGTCGAGTTCGGTGGTTCTTGCAACGTCTGGAGACGTACAAATAACCCCGGGGGCGTCACAATATATCGATCTAGCGGGAACAACGGCGGGCTCGGCTGGCGCGATAGCCGGATATCTTTCAGTAAAAATCAATGGAAACACTTATAAGCTTCCCTATTACAATCCATGAGCCTTGCAAAGCAGCTCTTCCCGGTTCCTCTCGTAGAGGGTCTCGATAGAAAGACCGACAAGAAAGTCTTACCTCCGGGGAAGCTGTTCTTACTCGAAAATGCTCGACGAAGGAAAAACGGACTTATCCAAAAACGTTACGGCTGTAAAAAGCTGGGCGATGCTGTCGTCGGCGCGGCTACCTCTTTGAGTAATGCAGACGCGTTAGGGACTTACGGCGACGAACTTCTTCAGTTTACAAATCAAAGTGTATACGCATACTCGCCTTCCGCGGCTCGTTGGGTGGATAAGGGCGCAGCTCTCTCGTGTAGAGTTCGGCGGAAAGATCTGATTCGCAATAACTACGAACAGACGCAGGTCGATCAGGCTATAACCGGGAACGTGGCTCTCGTTGCCTGGGAGGATTCGCGCGGCGGTATCCGATGCAGTATCTACGACCACGAAACAAACACGGTTTTGCTTTCTGACACCGTCGTCAACGCATCAGGCTCTCGTCCTCGTTGCGTTTCGTTCGGTGGAAACTTGTTTGTATTTTATATCGTTTCAAACGACGTAAGGGTTCGACAAATCAACCCGACGAATCCCTCGCCGCTAGGGTCCGAGGTTACGCTATCCAGTAACGCCAACAGTACGAACGTCCATCTAGATGCTATCGCACAAGATAACTATATGGTGGTTGCCTTTAATGGCACGGGCACGAATATATATGCGCACCGCGTGGATCAGAACCTAACGATCCTTCAGACAATTAATATCGCAGAGAGCGCGTCGAACGCTATCGCAGTAATACGCTCGACGGACAGCTTTAATCTATTCGTTTGGCACGATGGCACAAATCTTCGGCGCGCTATTTATACCGTTGCCGGAGCAAGTAAGGTCACTCCTGGAGATGTCGAGGCGAGTATTTCCGGAGTCGAAGCCATTACGGGCTATTTATTGCCCGATCAAAGCGGCGTCAGACTTTACTATCAGGTTGATGCCGCCCAAACTTACAATCATTATGTGAAAACGGCTTTCATTGCGTTCAACGGCATTGTCTCAGGCGTTGGCGTATTTAAGCGTTCCGTCGGTCTAGCCTCAAAGGCGTTTGCGTATTCCGCCGATACCACTGACCGCGGCTTCGTTGGGCTCGTGCATGAGTCCACACTGCAAAGCACGTTCTTTGTTGCTCGAAACGATGGTTTCGTTGTTGCTAAAGTCAGTCCCGGGTTTGCGGGGGGCTTACTCTCTCGCAGTTTGTGCGCGACGACATCGGAAAGAGAAGCGGGAAAGTTTTCATTCGCGGCCTTGATAAAGAAGCCCGTGGTGACTGCGGACAATGCGACGTTCAAGAGCTTTAAAGGAGTTGCGCTCGTCGAGCTAGATTTTACCGCTCAAAGCAATTACAACGCGGAAGAGCTTGATGCGACGTTGACAATCGTAGGCGGGATTGTTTCTACGTACGACGGAGAGCGAGTCGTCGAAAGTAACTTTCATATTTACCCCGAAAACGCATCTCAATCTCAGGGAACCGGCGGGTCTCTTACGCTCACGGGAACGTATCAAGTTTGCTATCTGTACCAATGGACCGACGCAAAGGGTCGAGTACATCGATCGGCACCTTCAACGCCGCAAACGGTCACCCTTACCGCAAGTAACAATAGGATCACCCACACGATCCCAACGCTACGACTGACGGCAAAGCCCGACGTTGAGATTGTTGTCTTTAGAACTGAAAACAGTCAGACGACTTTTTATCGTGCAAGCTCGCCGAGCTCTTTGCTTTTCAATGACACCACGGTCGACACGATCAACTATGTGGACGACTTATCAGACGCGACTCTCATAACGAGAGAGCCTCTCTATACAAACGGCGGAATTCTTGAGAACACGGCTCCACCGAGTGCGGCGTATGCTACCGTTTGGAAAGACCGCTTAGTTCTTGCAGGCACTGAGGACGATACGATCTGGGCGTCGAAAATACACTCTGAGGGGAACCCGGTTGAATTCTCCTCCGAATTGGTTCTCGTCCCTCCATCGGCGGGCGGGTTAGTTACTCAGGTTGCGTCCTTTGCCGATAGACTAAATATATTCAAAAAGTCGGCCATTTACTACACGATCGGCGATGGGCCGGACGATACCGGGTTTGGTCAGTGGGCTCCATTCGAGAGACTCACTACTGACAACGGGTGTCTAGAAGCGTCTCCGATCGCAGAGCTTGCCGAGGGGTTATACTTTAAAGGGGAAAAGGGACGGCACCTTCTCGCATCAGATGGAAGCGTACAGTACATCGGGGCAGAGGTTGAGGACTGGAACGAGAACACCGACACCGCCGCCGTTATTGTTCCAGCCGCGAATGAAATCCGATTCCCTACACTAGAAGGCGAGACGCTCGTCTATAATTACGAATTTCGTCAGTGGTCAGTAAATACCGACACCGCCGCAAGCGATGCGGTCGCGTGGAATGGTCAGTACGTTTACATCCGATTAATGCAAGATGCCGACTCGGTTGTCGTTAAAGAAGAACCGGACTTCTTCCAGGATATCGATAAGTTCTACTCCATGCGCATTGGGCTCGGTTGGATGAGCTTAGCAGGAATTACCGGATTTCAACGTGTCCACGCGCTACTACTAGCGGGCGAATTCAAAAGCGCGCACAAGCTTCGAGTGAAACTCGGCTTTGATCTCGTCGAGTCCTATACCGAAACTCACTTATGGGATGCGAACACCTACATCAACGCAAGCGTTTATGGGGTTTCTAGCCCCTATGGCGGGCTTTCCGTGTATGGCGGGGTTCGGACGCCCTACATTGTACGAATTCAACCCGCGCGGCAAAAATGTACTGCCGTCCAATTGTTGATCGAGGATGTAGAGCAGGACGACACGGGAGAGAGTTTCAACCTCAGCGCGCTTGGCGTGCTGGCTGGCGTAAAATATGGAACGGCGAAGTTCGCTGCGGAAGCTTCAGTATGAGCCTTTGGAAGGAGTACATCGCGGAACGCGAGGGAATGGAGACGATCGAGCATGAAAACGGGTTCATCACATTCTCAATCAACGCAAAGAACAAGGTCTGTTTTATTCGTGACATGTTCATTCGGGCCGAGGAACGGAATCGGGGATACGGTCAGCTACTTTTTGACGAGCTTTGCGATGTTGCTCTTAAGGCTGGCGCGAAAGAGCTCATCGCGCAAGTGGACACACGCGCAAAGAACGCCTCACACTCTCTCGGGGTTATACTCTCCCGGGGGTTTGAGGTTCTCGGTGCGGAACACGGAGTAATTACATTAGCGAGAGAGGTTGAATATGGGCGGACTTGTTAGAAATATTACCGGGCGCGCAAGTTCGCGAGAACTTCCGGATAAATCACAGTATGGGAACCCCTATGCAGAGGATTTACTCGCGCGAATGCTTGCGGCGATTGATACCTACAACAATCAGCATGGTGCATACGCAGCGATGCCGGAAGAACAGCGTCCCTATGAGCTCCGATCTGATGAAGAACGGCGCGCAATACGAGCAAGAGAAGAGCAGGACGCCAAAGACGAAGACCGACCGAAGAGACGGTTCGCAGTAAACGAGCCTGATGAGAATGATCCTATAACTCCGACAGCAGCAGCGGACGAAGAAGGGCAAAAGGGGAATAGTGCCGATCTGATTCGAGACGTTTTTCAGCGTAAGGCCGCCGCCGAAACTCAAGGGCAATCGGAAGAAGGCGACGAAAAGCCTTTAGTTCCTTGGTCCGAGATGGATCCGAAAAAGAAACGAGTCGCGCTTGGAGCGATTCTCAACCGCGGCTATTTTTCTCAGAACGGATTTCAAAAACAACCAGACAAACAGAAGATTCTTGACCTGATTTCTAAAGGTGGAATGTTTTAATGGCCCAGCGCTATACAAAGAATAAGAATGGAACCTGGCGGGACACTAAGACCGGCAAAAACATCCATTCGAAGGTAGATCCGAACGTTACCCCGCCCAAAGGGGACAAAAACACGTCCGACAAAGGAGGAAAAAACACGTCCGATCTGACCAATGAATCAAAAACGGATGTAAAGCCATGGTCAATTCCCAAGGTTGCGACGTTGGACCCCGCAAAGGTCGGCAGTTCCGCGAAATACGATACCCCAACGATCGCAAATACCGCCGGAGTGACCGCGCGCGATATGGGGCCCGCAGCGCAAGCAGCAAAAACTCAGGTTGAACGTGTTCAGTTAGATCGATCGGGTGATGCGGCGTTTCGTCAACGACAACTCGGGCTCGCGGAAGCAATACAGGCTCGAATAGATGGCCGTGCGCCGTCAGTTGCCGAGATGAATCTGCGAGAGGGCACGAACAGGGCAATTGCTCAGCAAAGCGGCTTTCTTGCCTCTCAACGCCTAAGAAATCCAGCGCAAGCGGCTCGGCTTGCAATGCTGCAAGGTGCGGGGGCGCAACAGCAAGCGGTCCTAGACTCGTCTCGCCTACGAATGGCGGAGCAAATCGAAGCACAAAATCAAATGCGTCAACTTGTTTCCGAGGGTAGGGGGCAAGAGCTCGCGATGTCGTCAGCAGATGCGACATTGGCCGCACAAGCGGCCCAGCAGCAGGCAAGTTTAGACCAGTCTTTAAACCTAGAAAACGCCGGAGCCGTAAACACGAGAACGGCGCAACAAGCGGAACTTGCGCTTCGAGGGGATCTTGCGAATCAGCAAACTGATGCGGCTCGGGCAACTGCTCAGGCACAGCTAACGGGGCAAGTGTCGGCAGAGCAGGCGGCGCGGCAAGATGCGGCAATGATAAGACAAGCGGAACTTGAACAGGCCGCAGCTACCACGAACGCCGCCGCGGTAAACGCTCGGAACTCTACGCAAGCGCAACTTGCAACGGGACTCGCACAAACGCAAACCCAAGCGGGCGCGCAGGTGCAAAGCGCGCAAATCGGCGGAGCGGCTCAAGTGAATGCGGCCGGAGCTTCGGCAGCGGGCGCCGTAAACGCCGCGGGGATTCGTGCCAATACCGACAAGTACATCGCAGATTTACAGGCGGCGCTGAATTTGTCGGGCGGGGCCGGGAGTGCGAATTCGTCCTATGATCAAAGTCGCATCGGCGCTGAGGGTAACGCCGCACACGATTCGAGTCAGTATGTGACTAGTACGACTCAGTCCGCGATCGATAAGGTCCCAACGGGTGGCGCTGAAGTTTCTCAAATCTCCTCGGATAAAACGAAGAAAACCGAGATCAAAAAAGCCGACCCGAAGATCGAGAAGGCGATGGACGAGCTCACCGGCTACGAATATCAATACAAGGATCAGAAGAAGGACGGAGAAGGGAAACAGCTCGGAGTTATGGCTCAGGATCTCGATGATTCTGAGGTTGGAAAGCACACGGTCGAGAAACGCTCGGACGGTTTATACGTGAACCCAAAACGAGCGATCACGATGTTGCTTGCAATGCAAGCGAATCTCAATAAGAGACTGCGAGAACTGGAGGCGGCTTAATGGCTCTTCCCGGTCCAATGCCCGCGCCGTCGTTACTAGATGCGGCCTATCAGGCGAACTTAATTTCGGAGCCGACATACGCGAAAGCGAGATCGGCCTATGCACCTTCTGATATGGTTCCTCCGACGCCCGCGCCCACTCCGGACCCTGTACCACAAGAAAAGGAATGGGAGGGATCCTTCGGCGTTATGCCGAGAACTTCCGAGCCGGAAGCTATGCCAGAAGAGGAATTAGCTCAAGAAGCGGCGACACCGGAGCAACAAGCGGAGATGTTGCTTGACGCGTTAGCTCAGCAAGAGAGCGGCGGAAATACTCGGGCGGTATCTCCTAAGGGTGCGAAGGGCAAATATCAGCTTATGGACGCCACGGGGCGGGAGTATGCCCGACGCTTGGGAATAGCTGATTACGATCCGTTCAACGAAGAGCAGGGGAGAGAAATCGCGAAAGCCTTTCTCACCGACACACTAAAGAAATACAAGGATCCCGAGCTAGCCCTCGCATCGTTCAACTACGGAGAACCGAAACTCGACGCGATTCTCGCAAAGTCTCCGACGAAGAACTTTCAGTCGATCGCGGGAGCCCTACCAGAAGAGACTAGAAACTATGTTCCCGGCGTACTGTCCCGGTTCAATAAAGAAAAGGGGATTCAAGATATTCCTCCGGGTCAAGCTGAAGCTTTGATCTCTGAGCTTCCGAAACCGAAGCAAAGCGAGAACGTACTAGATAAGATCGAAAGCGGCTACGCGCAGCAGAGAGAGGCCGCAGTGCAAGCGGCGCATATCGGAGAACTGAAAGCGCAAGAAGACGCGGCGTATGCGCGAGAGTCCGAGGACGAGATGAAGCGCGCTGTCGCCGAGCAGCAAGCAGAAAAGGCCCGCATCGAGCAAGAGATGAAGGCGTACGAAACGGAGAGGCAACAAATCAGAGAGAAGCTTGCATCTCAGAATATCGACTCCCTCGAAGTGTGGAGCAAAAAGGGAACAGGGGAACAAGTTGCCACCGTTTTGGGTGCGGTGCTTCTAGGTACTCTTATCAATCCCGTTGCAGGCTATAACTTAATATCAAACTCAATCGATCGCGATATCGAACGCGCGCGGTTACCGTTGCAAGAACGAGATAAGGAATTGCAAGGGCTGTACGCGAAGTCCCAAGCGCAATGGAAGGAATCGAGCGATCGATATTGGGACACTAGGCTGAAATCAATCGGGTTTGTGCGCGACAAGTTCGGGCAAATGGCGTCGAAATATAACGCGGGCGAGATTCAATCGAAGTATATGGAACTCGATGGAAAGCTCCAAGTTGCTGAGGAAGAAGCAAAGCAAAGAGTCCTAGATCAAATCTCTACGCGCGCCGCAAAGGGAATGCCCGAAGATGGAACTTTTATCCCGTCACTTGGGCAAGCAGTGAGTAAGGACGCGGCAAAAACGCTCAACGATAAAGGTCCTGCTGTTCAGACGGCGCTCTCTATTCTCGACGAAATGGAGAAGATTCGAGCAAGCAATTCGATGATATCTTCTCAGATCGGGGATCGCTCTGTCAGCGCTGAGTATGGTGCGCTTAAAGCGAAGTTATTAGAGGCGACGAAGAGCATCGGCAATCTCGGCGCACTCGACAAAGGCGTTGATGCTCTTGTCGACAAGATGGTTCCGAGCGAACAGGAAATCGTTGGATTCCGAAACCTTCCAGAACGATTTCAGGGGATAGATCCTCAACTCATTAAGATTCGCAAAACCCGAGAGCTTTTAACGGAGCAATGGGAGCGAGAAAAGAAGGCACTTATTCTGAAGCCGGGGGGTCAGATGCTCGGGAAGCCTGGACCCGCGCCGTTGAGGTAGTTGCGTCCTTCTCGTCAATAAGGACTATTAGCTTATAAAGTATGATCGCAGGTAGAAAGATTACGAGGGCAAACCATTTAAGCGCCATCCCTAGATCCTCTGTGCGTTTCCATTCGACGAATGCGCAAGCAAACGCCGAAACGAAGAGAAGCGATAAGAAACTAGTCATCTTCTCCTATATGAAAAGTCGAGGAGCCGTCGGAGTGAAAGGTTGTTCTTCCTACCCTAGTAGAACTGGAGCCGTCAGAGTTGAATGTGGTACGCCCGGTCGAGATGGAGTTCGTACCGTTAGAATGGAAAGTACTGTTCCCAACATGAGTGCTACTAGATCCGTCAGAGTGAAACGTCGTATTTCCCGAACGTATGGCACTAGATCCGTCTCCGTAAAACGTAGCGCTCCCGGCATCGATTGCGCTTCCTCTATGCCGTCCTCCATACTCGTCAGAGTCGTCCGCATAAACAACAGAGGGGAGAAGCAGCGCGAAAATTAAAGTTAGTTTCATTGGGGCCTCATGGCTGAAGAACTTTTCAACATAATTTCTCCCGAAGGTGAAATCTCTCACGGGCCCGCCGACTACGCTAAGTGGGCACTAGAGAATGGTTACCGAATTGCCGACGAGAAAGATATACAATCCTGGTCAGAAAAGGAAGCTGAGCGGCAACGGATTGAATCTATTAAGCAATCCGCTGATTCTCCGGCTGGGGTAATAGCGGCTTCAGCGGGTTCAGCGGCTGACGCGCTTACTCTGGGGGGATTCTCGGCGGTGCTCGACAAAGTCGCGCCTGAGACCGCGGAGAAGCTGAAACTCGCGCAAGAAGAAAACCCCATGGCATCTAATGTCGGTGGGCTCGGCGGCCTTGTCGCTGGTCCGGCACTGGCGAGGGGTGCGCTCAATACGGTAGCAGGCGCGGGGAAAGTTGTAGGTCAAGCGGTCGAGAGCGTAGCGGGAAAGACTCTAGGCACGGTTGCTCGTTACGGCACGGAGGGCGCGGCGGCGGCACTTCCTACGGCCATTCCGGAGGCGATACTTGGCGAACCTGAAGACGCCGCGGAGGCGCTGATTGCTGGCGGCGTAATCGGAGCAACGGCAGGAACGGCGCTTCATGTTGGGGGCTCATTTGTCTCGATGGCAATCGGAAACGGGCAACAGGCGCTTGCGTCTGCCCGTCAGAGAGTATCCGAAGTCGCGCAACGCATAGGCGGCGGGATCGAAGCTGTCGGAGAGGGTATATCAAAAAAAACGGGCATGGCGGTTGAACGGTTCGGAAGCGCCGTAGAGGGAAGCGCGCCAACTGTCGGAGAAATGGCGGAGGGTTTAGCGCCAAAGGTCGACGAACTTCTCTCCGATGCTGAGTACAATCAGATCGAAAAGATGTTCGGCATCGGCAAGGCGCTCAGAAAGAAGCTAAATAAGAACGATGCGCAATTCTCGAAAAAGTTCGTTGATTTCGCAAAAGAGAAGGGGCTCGTAAAGCTCGACTTCGATCCTCACACGGCATTGATTGACACAGAGCAGGCCATAAAGGCCGCAGGCGAAGAGATCGGAAAGATATTCAAAACGGTAGATGATGCCGGGGTTCGTTTTCTCAACTCCGATGATCTACGTGCAAAGCTGATTCAAATAGGAAACGAGGTCCCCGACGTGTCTTTGATGTCCGGAGAGCGCAGGGCGTATGATAACGCCATGGAAGTTATTCTTCCGAGACTGGAGAACAAAAAAGGGGAATTGCGTTTTCCGAAAATGCAAGAGCTTCAGTCAGCAAAGAATATCCTCAAACAGTACGGCGCGAACGATCGCTTCGACACGAAGCCCGGAAAAGATATCGTCATGAGAATGTGGCGGGCTATCGATGACGAGATGGGCAATTTTCTTGATTTAACTGAAGCACAGTTCCCCGATCAGCTTGCAAGTTGGAAGGCCGCAAAACGAGACTATTTCTTCTATAAGCGCATGGAAGAGGTTCTTCAGGACACGACAGCACAAAGCGGGAATCAGCTTGTTTCACTTTCCGACATGCTCTTCTCTCTTGGTGGGATCGGCGTTGGCGGTATCGTTGGCGGTGCGGGTGGATTCGTAGCAAACTCTTTGCGGCAACGGTACGGCGCCCAGGCGGCGGCACTGTCTTTGCAGGGCGCTCGGAAAGCGCTGATGAGCGCCGACGGTCTCATCGGTGAGAGCGTTGACGCCTTTTTAAAACGTACCGGCGAACGAATTCAGGGCGTGGGGCAATCTATTCAATCGGCGGCCACGAAACGCAAACAGTCGAACATCAAGAACATCGCGTCACAAATGGGGCTTGATGCGAAGAACCCAAGAGAGGCGGCAATCGCGATCGCCGATCGGCTTGCTTTTATGGCGTCAAATACCGCCGCGACCGTATCCCGATTGCAAGCGCTCACGAGCGACGTTTCGACGATGCACCCTGAGCTAGGCGCGGCGATGACCGGGAAAGTATCGCAAGCAATTGATTACCTTGCGCGAGAAGCTCCAAAGCCTGCTCGACCTGCAACTCCGTTTGATCCTGACACCTACGCGCTTTCAGAGCGAGACATTTTCGTTTTTGAACGCAAACTGAATGCCGCTCTCGATCCCTATACCGTACTCGACGACATGCGCCGCGGACTTCTCGATCCTGACGCTCTCAATACCGTTCGGGCGCTATACCCGAAGCTGTATCAGCGCATTACCTCGACGCTTCTAGATAAAGCGACTCAAAAAAAGCGGAATTATACGGCCCAGCAGAAAACCCAGCTTTCGATGCTTTTAGGGGCGCAAATCGACGCTTTACACGCTCCCGACCGTCTCACCATGTTGCAGGAAAGCTATCTGCGGCCAGATTCGCACCTAACCCCGGGCCAACAGTCCCGGGCGGCGCGGAAGTCTCCGAGTTTGGCTCTAGGAGAGCCGACAGAGATCGGGCGCATCACCTCGCGGTAACATTGTACGCGCGCCATTGAGTCAATACACTCCAGGCCAGACTTGGAGCTTGCTGACTATGATTCGATTTCTTGCGCTCGTATTGTTGATTCCGTCCTTCGCGTTGGCTCAGATCGCGCAAAAAGAGGATTTTCCCGCCAAAACTGGCGATTACGGCGCTCTTGTCCTCGGAGTGCGGAACGATTCAAACACCGCTCTTACAAGTACGGATGGAGATTATTCGGCGCTTGCGGTTGATAGCGCGGGCCGACTCAAAAGCACCTATACGGCCGGAGACCCGACCACTGAAGCCACGTATGCATTCGGCTCTCTCGCGTTTGGGTCGATCACCGGCTCTTACGCAACGCTCCTAACTGACGCAAACGCAAAGCTTTTAGTTGATATCGTCAACACGACAGACGCCGCGATCTTTGTTTCGTTCGATGCAACGAATAACCATCAATATGTGGCTCCGAATAGCTCGTTACGTATTCCGCTCGGTTCTCATTCTCGGAAAGAATCTTCCAATATATCAATCAAGCATACGGGGACGGCGCCGACAGTGGGGACTGTCTACGCCGCAGCATTATATTAATGTGGGGGCTCGATTATCTAGCTGGGGCGAAATACCCCGATCTGATTCTCAGAGAGCATCCGGCAGGTTGGGCCGCTGGGTTCTTCTTTGACACCTTCGGCGACTCCACGCGGATAATTGACGAACTTTGCAAAACGGGCCGATGCCCAGCAGTTCGCGTGCATCTCGCATGGAAAGATGATCATCGTTTTCCGTCGTCAGAGTTCGTTTCGATCGCTCGCAAGGGGCGCAAGATTGAAGCTCTGGCTCGCAAATATTCGAAGGTTAAATTCTACGTTTCCCCGGCCTGTGAGCCGATGGGTGTGTCTACGTCCGACGCGGTGAAGTTCTGCAAATTAGTGCAAAACGAAGCGCCATCATGCACCGTCGTCTGGGTTGGCAATCCGATCCCAGGATTCAAAAACGAGAAGCACGGGCCTTACCCATCGGGCAAATTCTCGATCACAAGCGTAGACAACAATGTTGCGGGCATCGTCGATCTTGATGCGGAGAAGTGGAAGGGCTTAGCGAAGTCGGCTGAAATTGCATTCTTCTGGGACCCGCGCTTCAACGGGAGGCGAGAGACAAACGATGTCACTGAAAGAAGTCGAAGAAATGATTTCCCCGATTCGCCGCTTATTGACTCGATTATCTTTCTGCACATGGATCGCGGCAAGACTGGCGAACTGCCTAAAGGCTGGATCTACAAATCCCACGCGGAGAACAGCGAGGGATATAATCCGCGAGAAGAGCACCCGTGCTTGATCACTCCGATCAAAGACAAACGCGCGGAATTCGTTGTCCCTAACGGGCAGGTGATCGGCACCCTCGAATATTTCGGCGCTTACTCAGGCGGCGGGTATCGCTATTACGCGAGTGCCTGGGGTTACCAACTCGCAGAAAAAGCGCGACGCATTAGCGGCAAGCCGCTCGCTCACATACGCATCAACGGAAAACTGTTTGGTCCAATCAATCCCGGCTTTAGGGCGGGATCTTTTAGGTGATGACAATGGCAAAGAAGAAAAAGAAAGGGGGCGGAAAATGCAAATAAAAGGACTACTCGGGGCGGTACTCGTTTTAGCATCAGCAGCGTCGAGCGTGTTTCGTGGCATCGGCAAAACAGAGACAGCAGACGCGATCGATGCGTGCGCTCAAGCGGTGCCCGATGTCGTGCAAGCGATCGGCTCTGTGCTTGGTGGGTTGCTTCTCTATCAAGTGGTGCCGAAAGCAAAATGAGCGAACCGGTTAATTGGGAACTAGTCACCGCGATCGTTGGCTTTATCGCGGCACATTCTTTCGGGTCCATCTGGTGGGCGGCAAAGCTCACGGCTGAGGTTCGAATGCTCGTTACGGCTGTTAAAGAGATTAAATCGGAACTCAAAGATCACAAAGAGGTTCCGATCGTACTCAGAGATCACGAGCGGCGGATTACGAAGATTGAGGAGCATATTCAGCAGTGAAAGGCGTTGCGGCCATCGTTGTTGCATTGCTTGCGCTGTGCGCAGTTGACGCCGCACATGCCGCGGATGCGGCTAACGCTGTCTGCTTAGATACCGACAACAACGGCGTTTATGACACGCTGAAAGCTTCGGGGATGCCGGATCGCGATTGTGACGGATACACGACCGCGCAAGGGGATTGCGACGATACCGACTATAAGATGTGGCCGGGGGAATGGACTGGAACAGGATGTTCCGCGGGCGAATATAAACAATGCAATTCCGGCGGGTCTGGATCTTACGGATCTTGCACGGCGGCGTCGAGTATCTGCGAAGCGACAAACGGTGCGAGTTGCTACTATATCGACGCGGGATCCGGAAATAACGCGAATAGCGGAACCTATGCGTCGCCGTGGGCGGATTATTCGCGTGTTTGCGATTATGAGTCCGTCGGTTCTCGGCCGGGGAACTGGGTGGATCTTGCTCCGGGCGCCGTCGTTTACCTAAAGGGAACGACAAATCTAACTGCAACCTACGCTTCGGGCGGTGGTGTCGGTAACGTATTTTGTCGGCTAGGCGGAACACAAGCCGGGAACTCTTCTCATCCAGTCCGATTTTATCGACTTCCTGGATCAACGGCGGAACTCAGATCAACGAACCGAGTCATATTTCAATTTGAAGGTGGCGGCGCCGGATACACGCATTTCAAAAGGCTCGCCGGAGGATTCACGGAAGGTGGAAAGTTTATATATCTGAACTGGGGAGGAAACAACAGCACGATCGAAGGTCTGAATATGTACGACTCGACGTGCCCGACAGATAGTAATGGTGACAACTGCAATCACGTTGGGTCGGCGGCCGGTGCGAAGAATTTGACGATCGTTCGCAACCGATTCGGTGAGATTTATGATCCGGACTATTATTCCAACAACGTGTCGATGATCGTGCACTTCGATACGGACAATAATTACATTGAATACAATCAATTCATAATGCCAAACGCATTTGATTATGGAGGTGCGCGAAGATCTCAGGGCTGGAAAGTCAAAAAAGACCAGGACAACGGGTCGACGGTTGGGGCCTGGTTTCGGCACAACCGCGGGATCAATCTTTCTGGGTTCATGGCTGAAACGTGTGAGAAATATTCTCACATTTCGCACAATCTTTGTATCGACTGCGAAGGGCTGTATAACGCGTCGAACTTAGGATCGGGCGCAAATCAAACTTACTCTTATCATGACGTAACTTACAACACTTGCGTAACAACGAAGTCGTCGGGTAACGCGCTCGGGTTCCAGTGGTCGCACACGCTCGACAATCCAGGGGCGACAAACTTTGACCATAATATTTTGATCGGCACTTCCGGAGTCACTCCGGTTCAGATCATGCACTACGGAACGAATTCGCAATTTACGACGGTATGCGGGGGCACTGGTCCCGCGTGTTCCTCGGGACTGCTGACGTTTGGAAACAACTGTTACTATAACACGGGCACGGCCGCAAATTTCAACTTATTCTCTGACACGGGCTCCGGAAATTATGGTGCAAATTATAGTTTCGCAAACTGGACGGGAACGGTTGGGCTTGATTCCACATCGTATAACGAGAATCCGTCGTTAGATAGTTATCAACGCGCGACCTCGGCAAATTGCGACGATAGCGGATGGAGTTTGTTATCCGAGGCGAGCGCGACGCCAACGCCAACGCCAACAGCAACCGCAACGGCGACACCGACAGCAACCCCGACAGCAACACCGACCCCGGCGATAACGGCACAGCCCGCGGCGCGACAAAACGGACGAAGAGGACGATGAAAAAACTACTGTTTTTATTTTTCTTCCTGCCAACGATAGCGACCGCTCAGAGCTGGGATAAGGGATTCTTTTTTCGAGACAATTCTGGATATTGCGGAAGTGATCCCGCTTATGGCGGATACGCTAGATCTAGAGATGGTGCGACAGGCGACATCTACCCGACAACGCGAACGATCAACGGTTCGAGCGTGACTTTCGGATCTACTTCAGACCCTGGAGACTCCCGACGAGATAGGGATAGCGGACAATGTTCAATCGGTCTCGCTGGCGTAAGCTTTGAGGCAAACAACGCGGCCTCTCCCGCTCTTTGGCAAGTGGATCTCCCGAGTGCAGGTACTTACGATATTCGTTTTGCTCTTGGACGCCCGACCGCATTCGGCACGGCGGGAAAACAAAAGGCGTGCGTTTTTGATAATACGACACAGCTCTTTTGCTGCACGCTTAATACAGATTTAACCGCTGGTCATTACCTCGACGCGAATTGCACCGATCATACTTCAGCAACAAACTGGAGCAACAATAACACGGCATACCGGGCAACGTTCTCGACGACAACGCTTGTCGTTAAATACGCATTCGGCGACGGCTCCACGACTGGCGAAACTATGCTCTCGCTGTTGCGAATCACAAGCGTCGATTCTAGCTCAGCCGTTATTCCAATTTTACAAAACAGGAGAAGAAGCTCATGAAACGCTCATTAATCGTTGCGCTGTGCATCATCGGGATGCTGACGAACGCAAGCGCGGAACTGCGCCGAAAGAAAAACACAGCGACTTACGTTACTTTCGAAATCTTCAACGCATCCACAGGGGCGCTTATCACAGGCGCTACCGGACTTGACTGTGAACGCTCGGGATACGACGACGGAACAAACCCGCCAACGTATTCAGACGTAAACGGGACCGAAACGGAAATCGGAACAACTGGCACATATTACGTTGCGCTGAATGCGGCAGACACGAACTTCGACTTCGTTTCCCTGCAATGCAAGAGCACAAGCACCAACGCCGTTACTTGGACGGAGAGAATCAATACAAAGTACGGCGCTGTTACCACAGCATCAGACGGATCGCTCGGAGACTCGACGATACGCGGGCTCAGCTACTCAACAGGGGGCACGATCTCGGCTGAGTCGGGCGCGACGCTGAGCTTAGGAACCACGACGGTAATCACGACGAACGATCAATTCAATAACGGATTCCGTTTGCAAGTATATTCAGCTTCCGCGGGTGCGCCCGTGGCGTCAAGTTGCATCGTGGATACCGTTCAGGGAGCTCCGGATCAGGTTGTATTAAAGGAGGACATATCGAGTTTTACGGCAGTAAGTGATCTCTGGGACATAGTAGCCGATCAATCCTGCCAGATGTTCAACCCGGCAACGCTGAAATACGGATTCCCATCGTCAAGGTAATATGTTGCGGTTCTCGATTCCCCGGGTGAATGCGGTCGACGTACAAAGAGCGTTCGATGCTCTACTCGATCGCCTTGGCCGCCTGGAAATCGTTGGGAACTTTATAGGCACGCCATCTGACGGTGATGTTCCTATATACGATGCTTCGACAAAAACCTGGGGCCCGGGAGCGCCTAGCGCTGGCAGTCCCTCGGGAAGTGCTACCTTCGGACAAGCGACCGTGTCGTTTTCTAGCGGCGGCGGTCCATATACGGCAACCGTTAGCGTGTCCGATGCTGGGGTTTCGGCTGGCTCAAAGATCGTGCCGCTTGCGGTAGCTCCGGCGGTTGGCCGCGATGCGGACGAGATGGAATTCTGCATTTTCCAAACGAGCGTCGACAGTATCAACGCGGGCGTGGGCTTTACTCTGCGAGTGACCGACTTTGCAGCAGGAGCACACGGGGATTACCTTCTTAATTATGTGCGATAATGGCCGATATTAATTTACTAAATACAGCAAGCAAACTCAGTTACGGGTCGAACAACCAACAGGCCCGAGTTGAACTCTACGGCCCGGATGGCTTGCCTCTGGCCGTTACTAATAACAGCGCCTTCGCATCGACTAACGGAGTGCTTCCGGTCGGTGGAGTAAATGATGGAGTCTTTAGAGCGATCCGCGTGGATCGTTTTGGAACGTTACGGACTACGAGCGAGACTCTGTTGTTCCACGACGACGTTGAGGGCACGACTCTCAATACGCAGCTTTGGACTTCGACCGCTACCACGATGACCTCGGGGCAGTCGGCAACGAATATCACTCTCAACGCTTCCGCGATTACCACGATCAACACCGGCATAATGCTTGTGTCACAAAAGCAGTTCTTCAAAACGCCGTTACAGCCTCTTCGGCATCGCGCGCGGGTCCGCGCGACGTTAGTTGCAAACCAGATCGGTGAGTGGGGTTTCGGTGCTCCCTCGGCTGTCACGACGGCGCAAGTTGCGAACGGCGCTTTCTGGCGCATAACGTCCGGCGGGTCCGTGCAACCTGTGTTAGCGTTCAACGGGTCCGATACAGTTACCGGATCAAATATCGCGGGCTCTCTCAGTTCGGCGAATTACTATACTTACGGCATCATCTGCGACGATGACCGCGTGATCTTTACGTGCCAGGAAGCATCGACGGGTACGATCATCTCTCAGCAAGAATTGCGCGTCCCGGCGTCACAGCAACGGCTTTGGTCTGTCACGCACTTGCCGTGCTTTTATCGCGTATTTAACACGGGTTCGGCTCCAGCATCGGCGGGACAGTTATTATTCTCGGATACTCTCGTCTGTCTCATCGACGTCCTAACTAACAAACCGTGGGCGCATCAGGTCGCGGGAAACGCGCATGGCGGGGAACTCAGCCCGACCGCGTATACACAGACGGCAACGTTCGCTAACAGCGCGGCACCGTCTAACGCGACCCTATCCAACACAGCGGCAGGATACGCCACGCTTGGAGGTCTATTCTCGTTTGCCGCTGTAGCAGGTGCCGCCACCGATTACTGTTTGTTTGGTTTCGTCGTGCCCGCACCTTATTCATTTTATTGTACAGGCATCCACATTGCCGGATGGAATACCGGGGCCGCGGTTGCCACAACTCCAACTCTGCTCGTGTGGGGGCTAGGTGCTAACGGAGCGAGTGCAAACTTGTCTACGGGCGGCCATTTGCGGGTTCCGGTCGGTTCTCAGAGTTACGCCGTCGGTGCTGCGATTGGTGCTAACGTGCCAGATATCGAGATGCCATTAGGGGCACCGCTGCGCACTGACAGCGGAAAACTCTTCGCCGTCATTTTACGGATGCCCGTTGCAACCGCTACCGCGTCCCAGGTGCTCCAGGGCGCGGTAACGCCGCGTGGGTATTTCGAGTAATCAAATAGATCTCAGTACCTCCTCCAATTGGCGTCGATCCCGGTTGTTAATATGCTCGATCTCCTCGGGTTGTAATTGCCCCCAGATGAGCCCAGCGATTGCGGCGAGCAGAAATAACTCTTTCATCGTTTTCGCGCTCCGTAATTGAGGGGTATGTTTGGATTCGCAAGGGTCGAGTCCGTGATTTCAGCGGCCTGATCCGTGCTGATCCGCATGGACGTGACCGTGAGGTCCGCCCAGCCGAGGAGGTACGCGAGATATAGCGCCCCGAGGCCGCTTAAAGCGTCTCGCAAGTACTCCGTTAGTTTGGTAAGTGGTAAATTAGTCATGATCGCAGCTCCTATTAGTTGCGGTTATTGATTAGGGGGTAGGGCGCATCCACGCGCTCTACTTCCCGTTACTATTTGATGTATCGACTGAGTGTTCGATTCACTTTAGGGGTTATTGAATCTGAGACTCTCCTACAATCCTGTTTTGAATTTGCGTGATCCTTATTTGTTGTTCGTAGGAAACCCCCGCTTCTTGTTCCGCCATTATACGAGCCTGATACATGCCCATCATCGTTCTTAGCGCGGTCTGGATGTCTACGACTCCCAACTGATTCACGGACGCTTGTAATGTGTCCCATGCACGAGCTTTTTGTTCATTATCCATCATTCCTCCTTCTAAAGTTCTTTCAGCTTAAAACGACATTCAATCCGCGATTCTTACATTTGAGTTGATAATGGCCATACAAGATTGAACCGGGCGGATGTTCTTTCAGGTTTTCCGTGTCTCCACAGTTCGGACATTCTTTTTCTCTCAGATAGCCAGAATCATATTTCCTCCTACACTCTGGGCAGGAATACCAAATCTCTTCGTTGCTTTTCATCTTTGTATCTTCAGCCATCATTCCTCCTCTCTCTTCCTAGCCAGTCTCCACACCTGCAACATCGTCCCGACACCAGCACCGAGTAAAATATACAGTGGCGCAGTTGCTACCGCGTAAGCGCCAAGTACAGCATCACGGGCGATATCGGCTATGAAAGTGAGCTGTGTTGTAGCTATTGACTCGGTTAGCTCTCCACTATCAATCTGTTCCTGCATCATCTCATCGTGCCTTTCACAAGCTCCTATATGCGGGTCCCAGCAGCCGGTTTCAATCGGTTTTAAACCGCAACGCTCATCCCGCTGGCACTCGGCGTGGGAGAGGGATGTTAGGAGTAGGAGGATCGCGAGGAGTTTCATTTTTCCTCGCTATATTTAATAGGCTTATCAATCACATAGCCTACATAGTTTTCAAGATTCCCTAGGGCGATAAAACGCGCATATTTTGATTTCAGCTCGGCGTTCTCGGCCTGGAGCTTTTCGATTTTTCGTTTGAGTTCTCCGACAAAACCAATCGGAGCTTCTTCGAGGCGCAATAACTCCGCCCGCAGGCGCTCGACTTCGGATCGTTGTTGAATGACGATAGCTTTGAGTCTACCTATGTGGGCACCTTTGCCGGTAACGTCTCCGACGTAGATCGCATCTAGCTCTTGCTGAATCTGCTCTTCGGTGATTGTCATTTGCTCGGCTCCTTGGGTCCTGGCCAACTAGGGCGGTTAATGCAGCGCTCGTGATAATATACTTCGTGCCCGCTTCCTCGTATCTTGATCTTTACACAATGCTCTGGCTTGATGGGCTTTCCGCAGATCGCACAGTTCATCGGCGGGGCTCCTGTAGTTCCTTTTCTTTTCTCATGGCGATTGCGATTTTCTTTGCTTCCGCCCCGGATTCGGCTTCGATGCTGTATCCGTAGAAACCTTCCCAGCTCTTTCAGCGCGTCTCGGCTCATGGGGTTACATCTCCAAAAGTTTTGGCATTTCGCGATTCTCGTAAGCGATCTGCACTTGTGGGATCATCCAGTCGCCGACAGTTTGACCGGTAGGCAAAACGATGTGGGCTAAAAACTCTTTCTCGAAAGTTGTGATCCCACACTCAACACATTCAAGTTTCGACTTGATGCAAATAAGAAGCACGCGCCAACGCTGCCGCCATAGCTGCGCAATCTGTTGTTCGGTGCGTCCCTTGGCTGTGGGCATCGGTAGATCGAAACGCACGCGGCGGCCTTTATACTGAAAGCCAATCGACGAACCTTCTGCTTGATTCGCATAGGCAAAGTGAGACGCTCCATACTTCGTTAAAACGTGCTCGATTTCTACGCGAGAACGTTCAACAGGGACCGAAGTAGTAGAGGCATATCGGCTCATGGGGTTAGTCCTCTTTCTTGTCTCCAAAAATATATAAGCGGCCTTTGTAGATGTAGCAGATCGTTTTATAGCAATCACAACGCTCGCCAAACACTCGAACAATGAATCGCGTATACCAAGGCAACCGCTTCCACTTCCAATAAGGATAGACTTCGCTCATACCTTCTTCTCCTCGGGGGGTTGGTGTTTGTAATCGCGCTTTGCTTTTCCGAGCGCCCAACTTGCTTGAAAATACGAGGGCGAGAGATCCTCGCATTGAAAACCGGGAATTTCGAATAAGCCCCAGGCGTCTTCGAGATCTAGAATTTCTGGACGCTCGGGAATCAAGACTTTGATTCGTTCAACTAGTTTGTCGGCCGTGTCGCTGTATTGTTCTGGAGTCGCGGCCAATGCTTTTATTTGTCTCACAACATGTTCCATACTTTCCTCCGTTAAAATCAGCGGTCATTTTTCTCCTCGGGGGGCGGTGGGCTAATCTTGGCTCCCATCATCCAGTTAAGTATCAGCAGCAAACTTTCAGCCGAGGGCATTTCGCCGGTTTCGATCCGGCTGATAGTAGCTGCCGATACTCCGATTTCTTCACCAAGCTCACGCACCGTCTGATCGTGCCACAGCCGATAGCGCTTGAGCATTTCGCCGAGTCTCATGCTTTGTAATGCCCCTCGACTCCACGCGCTAATCGATCGTGTGATCGCTTATTGAGCCACATCAAAGCCTCCTCGCATTTCGTTTTCGCAACCGCCGTCTCTCGGCTCGGAAATTTGCCGGATAGAAAGCCATCGAGCCGATCTATGATAACAGCAAGAAGGGATTCGTTCGTCATGCCGTTAATGCCTGACTCTAGAACTGGGCCGTTCTGAAAATTCATCTTCGCGACCGTCGGCCCCTCGTCTCCGATGCGAATTTCGTAATTATGGCTTGCACCAAACTCATTTCGATCATCTGCGTCGACTTTCAACGCCTGCTCGACTTCGTTTGCTTTGTAATACTCGACTGTTCTCATACGTTCCCTCCTATAAAATTTGGAAATAAGTTTTCTTATAAGTAGTTACCCAGACCCAGACCGAGACCGAGACCCAGACCGAGACCAAGACCAAGACCCAGACCGAGACCGAGACCCAGACCGAGACCAAGACCAAGACCCAGACCGAGACCGAGACCCAGACCGAGACCAAGACC